CGAGGAGCTTGTCGTAGAGGGAAGCCTTGACGAGTGTCGCGAGTGCGCGGTGATCCGCGATCCCGTTCAACTCTTCGGCAGTGAAGCCCGCCGCGATCCCGAACTTCTGGACAGCGCTGCGAAACTCCTTGCCCGTGTCGCCCATGTCACCCCATTCGGGGTACAGCGCGACGAGCTTGGCGCGTTCGGCGTTGACGACAGACTTGCGTCCCTCAACCGCCTTCGCCGCGAGCTTGCGCTCCTCGGCTTCGCGCTCGGCAGTCACCTTGCCGACTTCCTTCTCGTGGATTTGCCAGGCCGCATGCAGTTCGGCAAACTGCTCGGGATGTTCAGCGCGGATCTTGCCCCAATCGGGCTCGTCCTGCCTGAGTGCATCTTCGAGCGCGGTCAACTGGCTGACGTAGTACTCAGCCTGGGCCACAGTCTCTCGCTCTTTCGCCGCGATGCGTGCCTCGTCGGTACGCACTTTCTCGGCGTGAGCCTGAGACTTCTTCGTGTACGAATCGGTGCGCGAGTAGCCTGCCAGGGCTTCCGAAAGCGGAACGAGCTTCGTCTTGCCATCGACCTTCACCGGAACGCGGGCGCCTTTCGGCAGCCGCTTCAGATCGATCGTGGGACCGTCGCTCTCGTTTTCGTCGGACTCGTCGTCCTCATCGTCGACGTTCTCAGAATCCTCATCCTCGTCGAGGTCGGATTCCTCATCGTCTTCGGCAGCACTCTGCTCGTCCTCGTCGTCCTCGTCGTCAGCCTCGTCCTCCTGGACGGGCTTAGGCTTTGGCTTCGGAGTGGGCTTGCTGCCGCGTTTGGAAGCGGCTGAAGGTGGAGTGCCCTTTCTGGAACTGTCCTCGTCGTCTTCGACGACTTCATCATCGTCGGCACCGAGAATGTCCGAAAGGTCCAGAGCTTCGATTCGCTTTGCTGCGTCCTTCGTCGTGTAGCCGAGACTTGGTGGGGCCGTGCGTTTTTGCGCCGGTGCCGGTGTACCGCTCTCGCTCACGTTGTCGTTCGCCATAAAAGTTGTCATCTCCTTGTGGACTTCGTCAAGACCCTAGCGCTTGCGGCGCTTTGCGGGGGCCACTTCTCGGGCCTGCCGCTTCCGGCGGGTTGCCTTCGCTTGCCGTCCACGGTCGTAGACGGATCGAAGATCCTTTGCCAGGTCCAACAGGGCTCTTGCCTTGGCCCACGTTTCCTCGCGCGCTGTGACGTCTACACCGTCGAGCCATTCAGCGGTGTATTGCTTGCCGAGATCGGCGAAGCAGTTTCGCACCGTGGCAGTATCCAGAAACTTTGATAGCTCGTTGAACTCGTCGATCGCTTTCGTCTCGACAGCAACGCGCGCCGCGAGAATTTCGTCCGACATCTTCGTGGATCGGCCCGCCATCGGCGTGGGTTCGCTTCCGGCGGGTTCGATCCCGAGGTCAAGCTGTGGTTCTTCCATTTACTCCTCGGAGCCCGTGTCGTTCGTGGGGATCGCTGCGAACTCTAGGCAGTCATCGCTTAGTTCCGAGAGGTTTCTGGGGAACTGGCCGCGAGCGTTGTAGCCACTGCCAATGAATGCGATGAACTCATTGAACATCGTTTCGCGCTGCCCTCGTCCATCGGCGAGGAGTCTATCTTCGTCCATTTTACTCCTCGCCCGTGTCGTCCGTGGACATCGCGGCCAACTCTTTCTCGTGCTGCATGCTGTCGCCCTGTAGGTCGGCTGCGTGCGTGCGATCGAGGTGAGCCTGCACCGCCTCGTGCGCGATGTTGTTGCGCGCATTTGTGTTCGTGTCATCCTGTACGCGCTCTGCGTGGGCCTGGCGTCGACCGTCGAGGATGAGCCGCATCGCGCTCTCGTCGGCTGCTGCGTCGAGTTCTTCCATCATGCGCGTGTGCTCGGTGTGGAACTGCGAGTCGATCTGATAGCGCCGGAGCGTGACTTCCTCTGAGAGCTTGAGCAGGTCGAACTTCTCCTTCCACTCCTGCTGCCGCTGCTTCAACTCCAATTCCGCCTGCTTGATGGCGATGTCCCTGATGCTCTTCGTCTTCTCGATCTGGATGTTCGCCTCGGCGATCGTCTGCTCGGGCGTCTTCTGCTCGGGCGGCGGGGGCGGCGCGTAGTCGGGAGCGACCGGCTTCCAGTACCGTGTCGTGTCCATGAAGCCGTCGAGCGCGAGGATGTCGGACAGCGTGTTGCGGTACTGCGAGAGCGACGTGAGCGGGTTCTCCGGCCCCATGCCCCCAAGTTGCAGCGCCTCCTTCTGCGCCGCCGCCGTGGCAATGAGTGTTTCCTTACGCTGCTCGGGGAGTGACAGCCCGAGTGCGACGTTGACGACGCAGGTGTAGTCCGCGTCCCACGACGAGACGTCGATTGGCACGAACTCGCCGCGCAGCTTGATGAGCGTATTCTTCGGCTTGTACTTCAGCAGCAGGCGGTAGATGCCCTTGAACATCGGCTTCGCCGTCTGCTCGGCGAACTGACGTCCGAGGAACTCTGTGCGCTCCTGGGCCGCAGTCAGTGCTGCCTGGACCGCGCCCTTCGTCGAGGACTGCAGCGCGTCGGCATCGAGCGACATGGCGCCTCGGTTGCGACCCGTACGGTTCTCGCCCATCTGGTCGAAGTACTCCAGCAGCGGCATCGCTGCCTGCCCGGTAAAGGGATGGGTAAACGACTCCACGACGCCGGGCCGCTTCGTGCGGATCGGTGCGCCGATCTCCGTGTTGAGCACGTCTTCGAGCGACACCTGGCCCTCGACGAAGCTCATGCGCGGGAAGACCGACAGCGCGAACGAGTCGAGCATGCCGCGCGTCAGGTGCGACTTGATGTACTGCAGGTCCATCACGAGATCCGCGAGGCCAAGGCCCACCAGCGCGTGCGGTTCGGGGATCGGTGTGAAGATCGCGAACGGCACCTCGGGCGCGGGCTTGTCGTCGATGATGTAGAAGCCAGGGCCGAGCACGCGCACCCTGCGAAGCTCGCGCTTGCCGTCACCGTCGACGTCGATACGAACGTAGCACTCCGCGTAGAAGTGAAGCTCGTTCTCCTCGCCTGCGTCCAACTGCGTGCCCTTGTTCGACGTCGTGCGCTCGTTGCGCTTGATGGCATCCGCCGACTGATCGAGCGTGTTGAGCAGCCCGCCGTGGTCGTCGATGTCCTGCTCTTTCACGCCGAGCGCGATGAGGTCACCGGCGGTCAGGTTGCGACCGTGGCCGATGAGCGTCGCGTTCTCGATGCCGGTGGCTTCGCTGTCGAACATGAACTCTTCCGGCGGTAGCGTTTCGAGCTTGACACAGCCCTCCTGCTTTACCTGGTACTCGACGGTGGCCCGATACTCCTCGCCGTCTTTCTTGTTGTCGACGACGCTCGTGAGCGTGACGTCGTCCTTCGCCGCAAGCTCGAACAACTCGTCGGTGGTGAGATCCTCAGCGACGTCGGAGATCACTTCGCCTTCGGTCCATGACCACTTCACGATCGCGAGGCGGCGAATGAGGCCGTCGTCGAGCAAGTCGTTCACGATACGGAAGCCAGAGTTCTCGTCGCGGAAGACGTAGTTGGCGTAGTCGGTCGCCTGACGCGAGCCCGCTGCGCCCTCTTCGGTGCGTGGCACGAACTCGACGGCACTCTGCGGCCCAAGGAACAGACGCATGAGCGACGGCTTCACTCCGAGCACCTGGTCGCGGACTTCGGTGACGACGACTTGCGAGCGGCCCTCTTCCTCGGTGCCGAAGGGATCGCCATTGTAGTACTGCGTGGCCTTCTGACGGGCGGCCTGCAACTCGTCGATGCTGATAGCCTGCGCGTCAGCGATGAGCGACGACATGATGCGCGAGAGATCCTTGCGCTTCATGCGACCCCCATCCTTCCGCGTCAGGCCGGGCATCACCTCTCTGTCGCCCAGAAACTTGGCGGTTGTCATTAGAGTTTCCTCGTACGTCGTGCTTCCGTGATTCGACGTTCGATGCGGGTATGGAATCCGATTGCGGGGCGCGAGGGCTTCCGGCCTTGCTCGCTACCGTCGTCATCTTCCGACACGTCTGTCGCGCCGTCGTAGCCGCCGATTTGCGACACGACGATGTCCTCCAACAGCGACCCAATCTCCTCGCGCACCATCTTGCGCACCCATGATTTGTCTGCTCGCGTCAACATCAGCCCATCAAGCTCCTGCCGCGCGTGAGCGGCTTCTTCCAATCCGTTCGCTTCGTGCCGAAGGTTGTCCGCTTCGATGCGCCGGAGAACGTCGCCGCTGTCGACTCTGCCTCCTCCGCGAGCGTGAGCAGGAAGGCGTCGGCACGGTTGGGTGACTTCACACCGCGCTTGCGCATTTCCTTCTTGCCCTCTGCCTTGAGCTTCCCGGTCGAGGAGTGATCCTTCTTAACCGTTACGAGTTCTTCAACAAGCTCTGGATCGTCGAGCTTGCAGTTGCGCTTCTCCAGCCAGGCGAGCCCTTTCCACCAAAGCTCGGCGCGGAGGTTGAGATACTTGTCGGGGTTCGACAGCAGGTCGCCCTCGGAGACGTTGACACCGAGCACCGGCACGCCCTGCTCCTCCAGCCGATCGACAACACCGGCGCCGATCCCGATCACGTCGATGACGATGATCGACGGGCGGTCACCTTCGTTGCAGCCGTCGTAGCGACTCTTGATCCAGCCCGCCGTCTGCATCGTGTTATAGCCCGCGCGCGTCTCGATCTCGCCCTTCTGGTAGTTGCCGACGCGAACACACAGCGCCGTCACGTCCTTGCCCTTCCACGCTGGATCGAGGCCCCAAATGGGCCGCACCTCGATCGCCTGCACGTCGCGCACAAGCGCCGCTTCTGCCAACGCGCGCGGGATGATCGTGTCGTCGTCGCCGAGCGGAAACTCCCCGAGCACGCGCACCCGGTACTGATTGGAGTTGACGCCATAGCGCCGCGCCATGTCCTCGACGAAATCCTGCGCGACGCGCGGGTGATCCACGCACGAGATCTGAATCGTGCGCCAGGTGTCGCGGAGCTTGTGGTGCGTGTCGTAGAACAGGCCCGAGGTTCGCACCGGATTCCCGGCGAGGAGGGTCGTGGCGTTGTGGCCCGACATAGAGCCAGAGGCCGCCTCGAAGATGATCTCGTGGATACCGCTCGCCTCGTCGCCGATGAGGAGCACATAGCCATCGGAGTGAACTCCGGCGAGCGCTTCAGGCTTCTCAGGCCGTGACGTCTCGAACGCGACGTAGGATTCCTGCGGGGCGGCTCTGTGGTAGATGCGCTCCGACTGGATCTCGATGAACGAGAGCATGACGTCGGGGAGCTTCGTCAGCCACTTCACCACTTCGGCATACAAGGCGTTGAACAACTGGCCCGACGTCGGGGCGGTACAGACCGTCTTCTGTGGGAAGCGGGTCAGCAGCATGCAGCAGCAGCACCAGGCGAGCACCGTCGTCTTGCCGACACCGTGGCCGGAGACGACACTCAGCCGTCGTTCACCCGTCTGTACGGCAAGAAGGATTTCCTCTTGGAATACGTCGGGGTCAGCCCCGAAGACTTCGCGAACCAGCAGCGGCCAGTTGTCGCCATACCGCTGCGAGAACTCGTCGAACGGGTTGACGAAGCCTTCGGGCAAACTCACTTAGCGGCCACCGACCCTGTCGCCGAAGACGTCGACCTGCACCGTGCCGCCGGTGCCCGTCGAAAGGCCGAAGACCGCGATGTGCGTTCCGGCGGAGAGTTCCACCACGCCGCCTGCCGTGAGGCTGGAGAGCACGTTGTAGTCGGCGATGTTGGCCGGGATGCCATTCACCTTCAGCACCCCGACCTTGATCGTCGCGCCAGCCGGGAGCGCCGCGTTGGGCACGATCGTCAACTGGCTGACGTTGTGAATCGGTGAGATCGACACGAACAGCGGCGCCGGGGCGGCGCTCGCCGGGAAGACCATCGAGACTGTCGATGCGAAGCGTGGCATTAGGAAATCGTCAACACGCAGGTGCGCGTCGGACGCTGCAGCGCGTTGCGCGGAATGGCGGTGATCGTCGCCGTGCCCGTCGCGACGGCGGTGATAAGGCCCGTGGCGTTGACGGTGCCCTTCGTCGCATCGCTCGTGGTGAAGTCGTACTGCTGCCCGGTGACCGCGTCACCGTTGGCGTCGACCTCCAAGCTGAACGTCAACTGTTGCGTCGCGAGCGCCGCCTTCGTCACCGATGCCGGTGTGAGCGTGAAGGACGACACCTGGCCGGGCACGCGGCCGGGGAAGCGCTGCGGCAGGAACGCCTTGATGAGCGTGACGAAGTTCGCGTTGCGCGTGGCGGTGCCGAGGGTCGGGATCGCGCCGCCGCTTCCCGGCGTGACGTTGCCGTTGCTCGACTTATAGACCACGACGTAGCGGTTCCACGTCGCGCGGAGTGCGTTCGAGATCAGACTCCATTCGGCGCCGGATCCGGCGAGCGCCCGATCGCTATTATAGAGCGCCTTCGCGATCTGCGTGTTCGAGAGTAGTTGAGGCATAAAATTTTTGGGCTCCTATGGGTCTGCTGCAAGTTTTTTCCAGCGGGGCTTCCGCCGGACACATGGGTAGGCCGCGCCACCGAGGCGCGGCGTCCCTGGCGAAGGGGGGGGTCCAAAAGGAGATCCTCCCCGCCAGGCCCGCTGGCACGCTTCCTGCAGGTCGAGCCCCGTGGCACGATTCCTGCGTAGCGAGCCCGATCTGCACCTAACTCGTTGCCTCGCCGTGACTTAGGCTGTTCAACGCTCTAGGTTTACATAATGTCCATTATGCGAACCACGCAACGCTAAGTCGTTGCAGGCAATACACTTAGCTGCTCGGCTTGCTCAATCACTTCAACCTCGACGGTCGTCTCGGTCTGCTCATCGAGCAACCTGACCTGCGGTTGCGGGATGACTCGACGGCGCAATGCGTCGAGGTGCGCCACGCCCATGTTGATTTGGACGTTCACTCCGCCTTTGTTGACCGCCAGCGAGCGATCAAGCCGCTCGGCTGCCCATTGCCTGGTCCCGATGCGATTGCGCGCCCTGGCGGCATCCTCGGTCGACAGAACCACCTCGTCAGCGATGACATGTGTCTGCTCGACCTGGGCCATTGCTCCTCGCGCACGCGCGCGGACAACAACTTGGTCGGTCGCGGCCTCCCCAAACTGCTTGCGCAGCATCCTGCCGATCGCGCCACCCTGCAACACCGGCTCAAACGCTCCGCGTGACTCCTTGGCACTGTCCGTCTGCAGTGCCGCAGCGAGCGCGATGAACGACTCACCGTTGGACAGCCAGTGCTCCACGTAGTCAAGCGGCGTCGGCTCATCCACCTCGCCAGCAAGCTCGGCTTGCGCGCGGAGTGTCAGCATGTCCATCACTCGTTTGACTCGCGGGTGACCTGCCAATCGACTAACCTCGCAACGGTGTCCCTCGTGGTTCGGTGAGGAGATCAGCGGGTGGAGAAGATCGACAGAGCGCACCCGTGCCCGCATGATCCAGAAGCCACGAACGCTACACCTTCCTCCGAGGTCCAGTCAACACACTGGCACGGTGTTTGCTTGCGAGGATCGCCCGTTCAGGTGTCAACATCCTTGAACCCGGCGTGCCACAACGACTTAGCCCCTGTTTGGTAAGGATCGGTGTCCAATTCCCTAATGTAGTATACATATGTATATAAATGATGATAGAAACTCATACGAACACATAGAGAAATAGACACAGATGCTTGTAATCCTTGCAGAAGGGCTGACCCTATAATCGCGCTTGACCTGTAACTGCTCGCGGTGGCATATAGCAGCATGCCACGATTACAGACGAAGACGCGCGAGGAGAAGTGCGGCACCACCACCGGCTACGCGCAGGGCTGCCGGTGCGAGCGCTGCCGGGCTGCCTGGGCTACGTACTACCGCGAGCGCTACGCGAGGATGGCGGCGATGGCGTCACCCGCCGGGCGCGAGCGCCTCGCCGAGATCGAGCGGCGCGCGGAGCGCCAGCGCGCCATCGAGGCCCTGCTGTAACACATCGTTGCAGGCGAGAGCCGAAGCTCATCATTGCCCTGGGGCTGCCGATCTTATATAATAGGTCCGGCAGCAACCTCAACCAGGAGCACACGATGGACATCAAGATCGGCGTCACCGCACTCATAGCCCTGTCGCTCGACGACACGGTGCTGCAGTCGGAGCTTGGCGTGAAGGTGACACGGGCGGGCAAGATCGCAACGATCTCCGGCTCGCTCGAAGACCTCGCCACCGTGCTCGACGACCTCTACTCGCGCAGCCAGGCAGCAAGCGGGTGGGACCAGCCGCGCTCGTGGCAGCAGGCCTGCAAGCGCGCGTTCGACAGCGCGAAGTCACAGCTTGAGTCGTTCGGCTGCGTCGTCACGATCGAGCGTCGCAACGACCTCGGCACGGAGCGCGTGACGATCACGCTGAACGCAATCGCGCAGAGCCTGCAGGAGTCGCTCGATCGCACGGTCGCGACGAACCAGGCCTTCCGCGAACTCGCGCAGGAAGCGGCGGTGGCGGTCAAGGCGTGTCGCGAGCAGGCAGCAGCGGACTACGCGCGCAATGCGCAGCGCATTCTCGACGAACAGGTCAAGCTCGCGAATGAGGTGATCGACGACGCCATCGCCGAGGAGCGCGAGACGGTGCGCGTCAACGCGAACAAGGCGCAATTCATTCGCGCGTGGTCGTGGCTGGAGCGCGCAGGCAACATCACCGAGTGCCCGCGTGAGATCGCTGAAGCTCGGCTCGCAGATCTCGGCTGGCCGGTGCCGACCGCTGCGTTGCTCATCGACATCGACACGACGTTCACCAACGCGCGCGTCGAGCGCCAGCAGGCGGACAGCGGCGCGGCTGCAGTTCACTTTCAGTCGGAGGCGTTCTAATGCCGCCCGTGTGGGTCGACGTGCGCGACGAGACGACCATCACGGTCACGCAGCGCCACATGGCGCTCGACTCGCTCATCGATCGCGCGACGCCAGAGTACGTGATCGCCGCCGAGGCGCTGCGCACGTTTCGCCGCTTCTGGTGGTATAACGAAACCACGGGCACGATGAACTACCTGACACCAGCGGCGGACGCCAATGGCTAAGCCCACCCTGCTGCGCGACATCATTGCGGCGCGTCACCTGCGAGCGGATCACGCGCTCCAGGTGTTCGCGTCGAAGGTGCGCGGCGTGCTCTCGCCCGACCTGCTCAACCCGACCTGGCGCAAGCGCATCGTCGCGGAGTCTCACCCTGTCGCCGGGCATTGCTACGCGGCAAGCGAGGCGGTGTACCACCTGGGCGCGAAGCTCCACGGCTATCGGCCCGTGGTCGCGCGCCACGGCAGCATCACGC